TCAGCTGCGCCCGTTCTTGCGCTATTTCAAAACCGTGGTGCAGGTTTTCGAACAGGCGGCTATGGATCGGAACTCCGGCGAGCCCCAGCGCCTTGAGTTCTTTCGCTATGTTGCGATACGTGTTCGCACCGGTGCTGCGGGAACCGGTGTGCAGGACGAAGTAGTACTGATCTTCCTCGTCCTGCGCGATCTCGAAAAAGTGGTTCCCCCCGCCGATGCTGGGCATTTCGGTGCCGGTAAAGGTCCTGAACACATACTCGGCTATGCCCGGAACGTATGCGTTTATATTCCCCTTCAGGGGCAGGGCCGCCACGTTGCACCCTATGTCCGGGCCGATGAGGTCGTAGTACGCCATCCCGGCGGTCCTGGTAACGTGGCCGACGGGGATCTCCCCGGCGTGGAGGTCGGGGAAGGCCATGGCGAACTTGTACCCTGGGCGTTTCGACAGTTCGAAGAGCTGCGCCACCGCTTTCCAGTCCGGCGACCAGCCATGAATCTTCATAACCGGCTTCTCGGCCGGGTAGTTCAGGACAAATCCCTGCATAACAGCTCCTTTCAGGTTAAACGGAAACCTTCGTGCCCCGTTTTTTCGTCACGGTTCTCGCGGCATATGGCTGTTTTATGAGGCGCTTCATGTCTACATAGATGGCGTCCGGGGTTACAGTCAGATACCCTCTGTACTTGTGCTCGCCGGAGGGGATCCCCAGGCGCCTGCGCACTTCCTTACGCGTGTAGGCGTCTATGTTGGCATAACACGCACCACTCTGTATCTGCATCTTCATCGGCCTGTACCTGGAGTGTTTAAGTTTCTCCGGGCTGTTGGTCAATACCAGGTAGTCGCCCTGAAGGTACGCCACAAACCTGTCCCACGTACCCGCGGTGTTGCCCGGTGCGGTGACCTCGTTCAGGTACACGTACATGCAGGTATCCTTTCCAGCCAGCAGAAAGCCGTAGGGCTCGTCCCCCGATATGAATTCAGCTGCCGCTTCCGCCTCGTAGTTCTGGTACTCCTCCAGGAACCTGCCCGCGGGATTGGACGCCTGCACCTCACTCTCCTGTTCCTGATTGTCAGGAACGCTATCCACCGTTCCGGTAACGGGTGCCGTGACCGAGGCCTGCGCCTCGAACATCGGGAGCTGGTCATCTACCAGTGCATCGCCCCACCCGGCCTTCAGGCAGGCCTCCGACAGGAAATCCGTGGGGGACACCTGCAATACCGGGAGATGGGGTGCTACTTTCTTCAGTGCTTCGGAGATCTCATCTTGCGTGACCAACAACGTGGCTGCCGCATCGGAAATCTTTTGTAGCTTTTCGCTGATACTCATTACGCATCCTCCTTTTTGTTGAGTACTTCCCCGGATTCGGGGTCGAACAGGGGCAGTACACCTATAGGCACCCAGAAACTGTTGCCAACGAGGTGCCGGTGGGTTATGGTGCTACCCACTACAAACAGGCATCCGTTGTGTGCGCTGTCGATCAGGGTGCTACAAGACTCTTTCCCATCGGAAAGCATGAACCCGCGTTTAGTGGGAACGACCTGTCCGTAGGCCCACAGGGCTTCGGTGTAGGTGGCTTCCCACTGCTTACCCTTCGCTATGTTCATGGCATAGCACACCACGTCATTCTCGAAAACCATGACGCCGTTAGCGTCGGTAATCCCGGTGCATAGACATATCCGGTCCTCCGGTACCCGGAGCTTTATGTACTCCGGTCGATTAATGGGGTCTTCCTCTCCTTCTACCCATAGATCGTAGTACTTTATCGGGTCTGGCCGGGCCGTTACTGGCTCCATTCGTGCCTGTATTACGTTATACGGTTTCCCGTCCCATCCCCACACTCGCATAACAGGTACCATGAACACACCTCCAATAAGAAAGGCCCCGAAGGGCCTTCTCTGTAGATACTACCATTTTTGACTATTGTGTTGCAGACCGCGATCAGAATACCGGTTGTCCATCCTCCACGGTCACTACATACAGATTCTTCAGCGCGTCTCCTATTTCGCGCAGTTCCATGGAATCGGTGTAGTCTTTATACCCGGTGTATATCACGTCACCCTTTTGGACGAGTCGTTTCACCTCTTCCCTTACCTTTCTCTCGCTGGTGGAAGCCAGATGTACGCTGCAGCTACCTGGACTTCCATACATGTCGCAGAAAAACAGGATGTGTATCTTCTTGCCCACTGTATCACCTCTCAAGTTATCAGCAACTCCTGGTATATAGGTTGTTTGGATTATTTCTACTGCAACCATAGAAATTGCGCCAGGGGACACCCTGTTTTAACAGAATGAGAACTGGCGCTCTACCCTCCTTTTTCCTAAATACATGTTGCGATGGTAGTTACCTACCTGTTCTCGGCTAATCGCCGGTCAAGTCCACCTCGCTAATGTTATCGGGCGGTTTAATGTGAACGACACCGGTTTAGACCCTCAACCTGTTTAACCGTCCACCGCAGGGTCCGGAGCTGGTGACGTCACCCCGGAGTGCCTATGTATTCACCCGTAACGTAGTGCCCAAAACACTTAAGCTGGTCAACCCGAGCTACTAGCTCACGGCTTTAGCCGTGGGTCGTTGACACAACCTCCTTTACTGCGCTCTATGCACAAAAAACAGCCCGGGCCAGCCGACAACCCGGGGTTGGCTTCTTACACTTCGTCTATGGAAATGTCTACATAAGTGAACTCGTCGCAGATAGTGCTGTATATCAGCAGCCAGTCACTGCGGAACAGGAACTTCAACAGTCTCTCCAGGCCGTACAGCTCCCCGGAAGCGATGAATTTCTCCCGCAGCTCCGTAGCCCTATGGTCTGGAACTCCGGGTGTCGGCAGCACGGGGGAAGGGTCCACTTGCAGCAGCTGCAGGACCCTGTCTTCGAAAAAGGGGGCGTCCTCTACGGACCGTAGGTATCTGTCCAGAAAGTCCGTGTCTATCCCCCTGGTTTTGGCCGCGGCGTACAGGGTTGATTTAATCCGTCGCAGGCGCCCCAACAGACAATAGCCGTGGGGGTCGTTATTCTTGTTTCTGGCGTGTTCTAACAATCTTTCCGTCAACACACTCACTCACACTTCACACTCCATGTCTCGAATTTCGGCTGTTTATATTTAGTTGTTCCTCTACCCACTCTCTGGTCTTCGGGGCGAGAGTTACCCTGTCCCTGGTTTTAAGGTAAAACTCACGAACATCGTCCTTTCCGGTGATTGCCCTGCCGGCGCCCTTCCAGTCGGCCAGCATTTCCTTCCTGTATTTCAGGGGCATGTCCATGACAACCACACCACCGGTGTCCTTCCATAGAATCCAGTACTGCCAGTGGTGTCTGTTGCGGTTCTGGTGCTTGAGCCAGGCTCTATCGTACTGGAGGATCCATTCTGGGCGAGAGTCGTTTTTCATATAGAAGTGCCGCAGATACGGAAACCATTCGTCCGGCAGGAACTTACTCAAATCGTGCACCAGCCCTAGCCACGGGATGCCTAGCTTACAACACTCTATAAACACGAACCAACGGTGCCGGGTAAGGTATTTCAAGTAGAGAAAAGTACACTTCAGATAGCTGAAAAAGGTTGTCATAACTCGTGGGGGATTCTCATTACTCGCCCGAAGCTGTCTTCAATTAAGTTAACTAGGAATTTTCCATATATTTTTGGCCGATCTTCTTGTGTGCGCTCCATCAGGGCCTGGACATCCTTCTGCAAATCCCTGACCTCTTTCGGTGCCTCCGGCAGCCACCAGAGGATGCCGTAGAAAGACGGATCCTCCTTGCACCGAAACTGTACATGCTGTTCGCTGCCGTTGCGAGGCAACTCCTTAAGTGACAAGGTAAGATCCTCTTCCCGCAGCCCCTTGCGCGCACGGCTTACGAACTCCTGGACGGCTGCATACCCTTCTTTTATTGCTTCCGGATTCCTGTTGTCCGTAGCAGTTGACACTACACTGACATACCTTCCGTAGTAGTGTAGAAGGGCCACATAGGTGGTACGGGCGTAGTCGCCGTGTAAACGGCTTTCCAGGTATTCCGCGACCTTGACCGGGTAGTCTGCCTGTATATCTTCAGTCATCATCGCTCCTCCTTATTTGTGCAAAACATATCCCTGTCAGTTGTATAACCAATACCACCAAAAACACCGGCCACAAACCCATTAACAACGGGATACGGTTACAGTTGTTCCAGGGCCTTCGGGTCACCAGCGTGTCCCGGAAACACAACAGAACCAGGGCCATAACCAACACGCCGAAGGCATAGACGATGATAACGCCGCTAATATAAGTTATAACGATGTGGAGCTCCATCTCCCTCCCCCTCCTTTCAACTTTTAGCTGGTTGCGTGTTTGCACGTGAAACCCCGTACCTCCAGCCATCGTTTCTCTGGAGGAATTTTATGCATAGAAACAGCGTCAGGAAATCTCAATGCCGCCTCCCCACTCTCCCCCCGCTGTCCAGAAGCAGGATCTCGGGGAAATCGTCGTCGTCGAACTCATCGCTACCGTTCGGGTAACCGGGCTGCCCCGGGTAGGCCTTCTTCCTGCCCGCGGCCACCGACACGTACTCCTCCGCGAAAGCCTCACACCTGTCCAGCAGCCCGGCCCCTGGTTTTCCATCGAACTTGTTTTCCGGCATACAAACCTCCTACCTCTTCTTGTATTTTTTGAGCCTGTTCTTTATAGCGCCAATAACTGCCGTAACGGCATCCCGCCTCACTCCGTCGGTGGCCTGCCCCACCACGCTCCTTTTGGCCTCCAGGACTTTCCAGATGTCCTCGTCCACCGTGTCGGCTCCCAGGAGATACCAGACGTTCAGGGCGTGCTTCAGCCCTATGCGGTGGCCCCTGTCTTCGGCCTGGTCCATGTCGGCCGGTGTCCAGCCGAGTTCTATGAATGCGATGTGGGAGGCCTCCGTTAAGTTCAGTCCCACGCCCGCGGCCTTAATCGACAGGATCAGGAGCCGGCAGTTCGGGTCTTTCTGAAAGCTGTCCACGTAGGCCTGCCGCTGCGGGATAGGAGTCTCCCCGTTCAGGTATGGTGCGCCGAAGCGCTCGGACAGGATGTAGCCGGCCTCGCGGTGCCAGACAAAAACCAGCATCTTTTCATCGTTCTCCAGCACACTCTCCATCCATTCGCACACGAACGGCATCTTCAGTTTCATGGTCTCCTGCTTCAGCGCCTCGATCTCGGTGAGCTGCATGGAGAATTTCATGAGTTCGCTGCTCTTGTCATCACTAATGGTCGGCAGCTTCTCGATCTCGAACAGTTTCAGGGCCGCAGCGGTTTCCAGGTCCCGGTAAGTCTTCCCGTCCAGCTCTATCGGGATGACGGCCCTCCTCTTTTCCGGGAGCTCCGTGAGGACGTCCTCCTTCTTCCTGCGTACATAGCAGGTGGCCCTCAACTTCTCGTTCAGCTCGTCCAGGTTCTTCGCGCCGGTGTACAGTACCGTGGGGATTTCCGCCGCCGTCTCCTTCTGGGTCCGGACATTACGCTTCCGGATCGCCTGCCTCATGTAATCGGGCATGGGCACGGTGCAGTACCTGTCGGTGAACTTTTTCCACCCTCCCAGGTCCTGCAACCTGTCCAGTATCTGGAGTTGTGGCACCAGTTCTATCGGCCGGTTGAGGACCGGCGTGCCTGTTAGGGCCAGTCTATACGGAATACCGGACACCAGCTCCTTTACAGCCTTAGTCCGGGTAGCCTTTCCGTTCTTTACATAGTGGGACTCGTCTATCACCACGGCCTGCGGTTCCAGGGCCTTGAGTGCATCCTGCTTTTTACCCACGATCTCGTAGTTTAATACCACGATGTCCGTAGCGGGACAGGTCTCGCGCGTCTTCAGTTTCTTCGTGGACCACACCGACACGGTCTTCCCCGGCAGCGCCTTCTCGATCTCCCGTTTCCAGTTCAGTTTCAGGGAGGATGGACAGACCACTATGGCTGGAAAGGCCTGTAGTTCATGCAGGAACGCCAGGGCCTGGACGGTCTTCCCCAGCCCCATGGCGTCGGCTATGAGGCAGCGGCGCGTCTTTAGCGCGTACTCTACTCCCGCCTTCTGGAAGGGCATAAGCTCGAAGCCGAAGCCGTCCGATAGCTGGAAGTCGGAGTTTTCTGCCGAACTAGCGGCCACCATTTTAGCCCTGTCCTCGTAGAGGTTCACCAGGCGGGTCACCGCCGTAGCGCTCATCTCGAACCCGTACTCGTACACCAGGTCCAGGATGCCGGTAGAGCTGTCCAGCGCGATCGGGACACTCCACTCCTTCCTCTCGCCATCCCACTTCCACCCATATATATTCTTTATAACTACCCGGGTCTCGGTATCGTAAGGGAAGGTGATGATGAACCGGTCTTCACGGACATCTATCGCCCTGGCGGTTGTTTTTTGGACAGGCAGCTCCGGCGCCTGTAAGGCTGCGTAGTCTATGTCGTAGTTTAATAATTGCTTCCGGTACTTCTTCAGCATGAGCCAGGCCCTGAAGGCCATCTTGTCCGTCCACTTTTCCGGAGGCATCGACGCCAGCCAGTGGCCGTACCCGGTGTCCACACTGTTGAACCCGATCCCGTCTGGGGCCGAGGCGTAGTCGCATACC